TGGCCGCTTCGAAGTTAGTCTCGTATTCCTGCATAAACTGGTCTTCAGAAATCTGCGCCTTAACCGCTTCAATCTCACTTTGCGGCAAAATACCGCTGTCAGACGCTTTAAGCCGCAGACTAAACCATTCTTCAGGGTTCATCCTAGAGGTTTGGTAAACGTCCCAGAATTGATTCTTGCCCTTAGGCGTCCCCATGAACACCGCCCAGCCCTGCTTGTCAGAAAGCGCCGGCCTGATGATCGAACCCCAAACACTAGGCTTAAAGTCCCCAAACTCATCCAGCAAAACACCATCAAAACCAAGACCACGCATAGCATCAGCGTTATCAGCCCCGAAAAGACGGATCTTCGCACCGTTAACCAGTGTGATCTCAAGTTCCTGCTCATTCGCCTGCTGAGAAATCGGAGCCGCATACTGCTTCAAATACCCCCAAGCCACGCTCTTGGCCTGACTCCTATACGGCGCAATATAGCCAAACAGCGGATTGCGGCTCTTACACATAACCGCAGCGCGAATAAGGTCGTTAATCGCAGAGACAGTTTTACCCGCCCGTCGATGCGCTACCAGACAAGCCCAGCGCTGCTTGCGCTGATGGAATGCTTTGAACGCCTCTCTAGGCGCATAGTCTATTACGACTTCTCGTCTTGCCACTGAATCACCAGTTCGACCGGACCTTCGTCCTTGCCCGTAACCTCAGTCCGAGACAGCTTCGGCACATGATATTCAATCAAGTCCGAAAAGCAGGTGAATGCAGCCTTGGGGCCGTCACGCTCGTAAATCTCTTCTAGCCACATTTGCAGCCGCTGGCTGTTGCCGTCAACAAAGCCGGCAATCATCTCCCTAGCAGCCTTAGAGCTTTTGTCCTTCGACCCGACCTTGCGGCCCTGGCCTTGGTACTTCAGTGGAACTTTAGCATATGGGTTAGCCATCGGCAGGCATCCTCCTCATGGCTTCCGCCAGCTTCTTGCCCTTATCGGCTTTATTGAATTCCTGCGCCACAGTCATTGGTATGTGATTGCGCTTGGCGAACTTTGGGTCGTGGGCGGCTGCTGCCATGAATCGGCGCTGCTTGTCAGATGTTGAAGGCATTACGCACTCCTTGGATTGGTAACTGATTTACGATTAAGGCAACGGTGTTGTCAATCTTACGTTTTAGGAACAATCCGTTTTGGGTGTCCCAAATATGGGGGGGGCCTATATACATACTGACACCCCCCCCACCGGGATCGAAGGCCGGTACCCCTCCGCCCTGGCCAGGCACCCTGCCCGATAGACTGGCCGTGGCCCATGCCGGCACGCAGCCCAAGGCTAGGCGTCAATGGCCCGCATGATAGACGCTGAGAGGTGCAGCTATGGCAGCGCGAGAGGCTGTATCCCATTGCATACGATTACACAATCGAGCCGTGAACAAACCGTGATCAATGTCGTGATTTGTCGTGTGCTTTATTTAGCATGTCGTCATATGGCAGATTTTGGCAGATTTACCCCCCTCAAATGTCGTGCTTTTGCAGACAAAAGGCAGAAGGCAGAAATCTGCCAAATCACGACACACCCCACGTAGTGGGTGTCGTGGCAGACTGGGCATGTCGTGTTTTTGTGTCCTGGCTAGGGTTAGCTTGAGCGGCTTGGGATTGTTCCCGCCACACACATGGCGAGAGGGGATTTCCGAATTTATTGTCTCAAATAAAATGCATACCCAACAAGATTGAGCTTTACACAACACCAAGCCCATGCCATACATAACTCACCGGCCCGCAAGGGCAACCAAACGAAAGCCAAAGCAATGCACATCTCAACCCCCACATACGCACTAACACAAGCCTTGTTCCTCGCGCTAACAGCGCCGAGTGACGAACAAGCAGCAAGAGCGTCTGGCCTTGCAGACTTCTTTGCTAAAGACCTTACCGACGTTCAAATCAGAGCCGCTCAAGAGCGTGCCGTGATCATGTTTGCAGAAGCCGCCTAACCAACCCCTCATTCAAACGAAAGCCAAAGCCATGACAAAAGATCAACTAAGCGACCTATTGCTTGCCGCTACCCATGCTGTTTGCCGCGCTGAAAAGCTGCGCGAAGACTGGGCCACAGACGCCGCATGGAACGCAGAGCAAACTTATTTCAAAGCATTGCGTGACACACTTTCAATGGAGGAAGCCCAATGATCCGAGACACAATCTCCCTCGCCGTCATCATAGCCTTTTCGTGGGCAATGATCGTCATCGTCATAGCGCTATCAACAGGAGGCTAGCCATGCGTTACCCAGACCCTTCATCCCTATCAGATGCTCGCATATCGGATCTCATTGACGACTATGACAAGTCAATTTCGCTCGCTAACTTCATCGCAGCATTGAGAGCGGAACAGGAGGAGCGCTTCATTCGCTATGAAAACCGCGAATCCGATGCTCGGCTCAATCAATGGGATGACGACCGAAAGGATGGATCCAATGCCGAGTGAAACACCTCACCTGCCACGCGATACACACGCCATCCTGCTAGCAGGGCGCAAGGCTAACCGTCACTTAAGCCTGCAAGCTTATGAGCTGGCGGAATACGCCAGGCCGGCACAATGGCCCAGACGCCTAATAAGGGCTGGTATCGGAGCGGCCATCCTGTGCGGTACCCTAGCCATAGGCACCAGGCTATGATCCTGCAGCTTAACCCACCACTGCCCCTTAACACGCCCAAGGGCAAAGCCTGGTGCCACGCAGTTATAGACTACGGACAAGAGCATGACCTGCAATGGGTCTGTTTCGTAGACGCGACAGGCGAATGTTGGACCTACGGCAACGCCGCAGTGACAATCCAGAACAACATCACACTAGGACGCGAGGTAACGAAATGACAACCGACCCCGACCTATTCGAAGCACGGAAGATTGCTGCATTAACTCATTCCGGTAAATACGAAATTGAATTCCTTGAAGGCTATTACGATGCTGGCGATTTAGTGCGCAGCATCCTTGCCGGCATCAAGCTTGGCCGCGAACTAGAGCGAGAGGTAACGAAATGAGGGATCTAGATGACACGCTTGATTTCAATCTGCGCATTGATCGCAGCGACCCTTCTGGTCGGATACTGCCTGTTATTCATTATTTCATACGCGAACGCACAGACCAAACCACCACGGATGATAGTCAGTCATCAACCCTGCGTATCGTGCATCCGATGGGACATAGCTAAATGAAAGAGCAAGCAGAACCCGAAATCCGCAAGCTGCCTTTTATGACCCGTTGCCGTTGCGGTGCGCACCTGCCACGCGGATCAACAGCGCGGTGGAAGACAACCGCTGAAGCGGCTTATGACTGTAGCTGTTGCCGGCCCAGGCCAAAGCCATGAGAGGCAAAGCGTCTACGCATTGGAAACCCATAGTGGTTGACAAAATGCGCGAATTATGGGTCATGTTCTCGGCAAGCCAAACGGCGGTAATTCTTAATACCGAATTTGGCACGCAATACAGCCGGAATGCCGTGATAGGGAAAGCCTGCCGCCTTGGACTCAACAAGACCACAAAGCCATCTGCCCCCAAGGCAATCGCAGCGCCTAAGCCTACCAAGCCCGCGCCGGCACCTATGGTTAGAATCCCGGAGCAGCATAAACCGCTCACGGCAGCGCAGCTTGAACGCTTGCCGCGGATAATCATCCCAAAGGACGTTTGGAACGCCCTGCCAGGGTCAAAACCCGTCACCTTAATGGCCTTAACGCGCAAAACCTGCCGCTGGCCCATTGACGGGCTTGGAGAGCAGCACTTTTGCGGGCAGCACGTTGTAGAAACCGGCGTCTATTGCGTTGACCACGCCGAACGCGCTTTTAACAAGCCAATTGGATCCGCAAAGCGCTTTAGCGATTCTGCAATGTTCGCATCTAACCGATAAGATTCTAATGCCTTACGAACGTCGCCCTAACTTCGAGCTTTTCGAGATTGAGAAGCGCGTTAGAATCAAGCGGTCTTGGTACGTTCGAAAAATGACTGACGAACAGCGCAAAGCCCAACGACAAGCAATAGCGAAATCAATGGGTAAAGCCAACAAAGGCCAAGACCGCATATCACCTATTAAACGGAAAGTTTTAAGAACCTGGGGCTTAAAAACACGCAGAAAAACAGAAGCCAGCCGACGCGAGGAGCTTATTCAGCGGTTACGCGCCAAATACCCGGACCAATGCTCGTAATATAGCCCGATTGGCGCAGCGAACTCAAAGCCCGCTGTACGCCACGCAAAGAATTAGCTCTGTTGTCCTTGGCTTCTTCCATACAGCCTTCAACTAGCTCTTTCTGCGTAATTTGCGGCACTTTCAAAGCCATAATCATAATTTTATCAGCAAATCTGCCCATGCTGATATGGTCCTTCATGGCCGCGCCTATGTCTTTGTATTCTGCCACTAGACTGCTGATCTCTTTGCCCTCATCCGTCGCGCCAAGCACGACGCGGGCCAGGTCGAAGAACATATCAGCGGCCTTCTCGCCATCCTTCTGCTTGCTTACGATCATTTTGGCATTCATGGCGTTTGCATCTTCGCGGAACACGCCCAGCACAAAATCCAGGTTAGCTAGGATGGCAGACGAACCACGCGGTCGCTCTGTGGCACTGTGGCCTGTGTGATGCACGACAATGACGGTGCAGTTAAACTCAGCACGGATCTCGGCGTTGATCGAACGCAGATAAGCCGAGATGTCGCTTGCACTATTCTCATCGCCGCTAAAACTGGCGGCAAGCGTATCAACCACCACTAGGCTAGGCGCGATGGGCATACGCGCAATGGAACGCTTGAGTCGTGCAATCTGATCCTTGGCAGTCAGCAGCAGGGGAATTGAACAGACCCTGAAATTGTCCACCAGATCGGTCAATCCGTTCTGTTCATGCCAGGCACGCACGCGGCGGTAGATACCTAAGCCGCCCTCACTGGCGACGTAGACCACAGGCCCTGACTTAGTCTTACGCAGACACCAATCAGCACCAGAAGCGATGTGCATTGCAGCATCAATGGCGATAAAGCTTTTAAACGTTCCACTCGCGCCAAAGATCATGCCCATGCTGTCAGCCGGGATAAGATCGTCTACCACCCAGCGGATGTCCTGTGCGCGGTCGCGCAGCTCTGCCAGGCTCTCTAAGCAGTCATCGTCTTCTTCATTGATCGGCAGTTCCGGCTCTGGCGCGAACTTCTCAGCGCTGCCAACCATGCGAATCAGATCAGCGCCGAAGCGTTCTCTCCACCGTTCTTGCTCTGGCCCCGGCGGTGGCTTGATAGCCTCGCCAAGGTCGCGCAGATGGTTAACCACCGCACCAGGGTGCGCGCCGGCAGCAATAAGACTGCTTGAAATACGCAGCAATGGATCGTGATAGCTGCGGTCTGCTGGCTCTGGGTTAATCAGCGCGGCATAGTTGTTTACACCCGCGCTCTGGGTTGTTTTAAGCCGCTCTGGGGCCGGTCTAATAGCCTGCTGACGTATGGCGTTCAGGTCCAACCCAAACGCGCCCACAGCCTCGCCTAGCGAGTATACGACAGTCAGGTCAAAGTGTTCTAAGCGATTGGCAAACGGTGCATCTAGACGCTTCTTTGTGTTGGTGCCAACCGGCAAGCGAGCGTAGCGAACAGGGTTGTTACCGCTAGCATCTGCGTTGACGATGCCTTCAGCCCGCAGCGATTGCAGGACAGCATCGACCAGGTTTCGGTCGTGGGTATCAGGGTCATCCTGGTCTAGGATTAGCCCGACCTGGTAGTTTCCGGGTGACGTCTCGATTGCGTAGGAGTAATAGCCGACGTCCACAGGGTCTACATCATCCGCCAGCAGAACAGCCAAGCGCTCGAACAGGTCTTTAGATCGGCGCGGGTCTGCCGGGGATCGCATAACCCCAACGCAGAAGAAGTTATTGTGGCTCGGCTCATTATCTATGAGCGTTGAGCCTCATAGATAATGA